AACTACAAATACTGGTAATATTTATTTTGGTTCAATAGCATCATGGGCTACGTTGACTTATAACGTCACATTTACAACGCCATCATTATTGCTACAAACAGGTGATCAAATTACGTTCAGAATGTTCGGCGTCGTTGTTACGTCTAACTTAAATTCATTTAGAACATACGCAGGTAGTGGCGTTCAAGTGTTTAATACACGAAATAATCCCGTGGTAGTTGAAGGCAGTACGATTGACATGAACGCGGTGCTACCTATCGACATACGACAGGCGGACTTTTTGAAATGGGTGATATCGCGATTTAACCTGATGGTTGAACCTGACCGCACTAACGAAAAACTGCTATACATCGATCCGCCTGATGACTTTTTCGGTAGCGTAACAAGCGAAGACTGGACGGATAAAGTTGACGTGAGTAAAGCCGTTACAATTACACCGATGGGACTACTTGATGCTATTCGCTACGTGGTAAAGGATAGCGACGATAACGATTACTGGAATAAGTTTTACCGTGAGCGTTGGAATAAGACATTTGGCGAATATACATTAGACGTTACTAACGACTTTATCAAATCCGTTAAAGTAATTGAGACAGGATTTGCTCCGTGTCCGATATTGAGCAACTCGTCGCACGATAGAATTATTCCACACATCTATCAGGTGCAAAACAACGGTAACCGTTCACCGATGAAGACAAAACCGCGCATCCTTTATTGGGGTGGAGCGTTAACGACTAACACGGCATGGACTTATCAAACCGTATCGGGTAACTTTACAGAAACGATTTACCCGTACATGGGACACGTCGACGATCCATACACGCCAACCTTAGATGTGAACATTGGTGTTCCGCGTGAAATATTCTACGTGAATCCACGTGGTATTACGCAATACACGGATAACAACGTTTACAACAACTACCATTATTCGTACATGAATGAGATCACCAACGCGAATAGTAAATTGGTAAGCATTCACCTGCTATTAACACCGTTGGATATTTTGAACCTATCGTTTAGACGTGTTATTCACATTGACGGTCACAATTACAGGCTGCATAAGATCGTGGACTATTCTACGAATCAGATCAAGTCTACAAAGGTTGAATTGCTGCGATTAGCTACGGGCATTCCGTTCACACCTGCAACAAATAAGAACCTTGATTTTACATACGGTGGAACATTGGGTGGTTTACCTGCTCCGTCATTTAACTGGGGAAGCACAGGATCAACGGCGGTAGTCACTAACGTGGTAAACGTGGGACGTGATAACTACATAGCGGAGGATAGCACAGGCACAACAGTATCGGGTAGTGGTAACCGAGTTGGTAGTGGAACGTCGAACATAACGATTCAGGATAGTAGCGATATCATTGTCTTACCTACATTACAGAATGTTACTGTAATCAATTCGTCAAACCTTGTAATAGAGGAAAGCGATGTGGTGTACATTAACAACGTAAGACAGCAAGGCACTGGCACAACTACTTTAACTGCTAACACAACACTTACGCAGTCGGGTTATTATTTGGCAAACGGTACATTTACTATCACGCTATCACCATCTGATTACGCATCGGGAACTGTTATTGACATAAAAGACATTACATCAGGGGCGCATACGGTTACAATTTCAGGTGGAGGTGTAAACATTGACGGTGCAGCGACTTACACGATGACCGTGCAATATGAAAGCGTAACAATTTTGTATAACGGAACACAATTTTATTTAATATGAGTTACAGACCAAATACGGGTGGCGGTAGCGGTGATATGCTTAAATCCGTTTACGATACAAACGATAACGGTATTGTTGACGTGGCAGCATCCGCAAACGCGGTGGAATGGGCAAATGTTAGCACAAAGCCGTCAACATTTACGCCATCAGCGCACACACACGAAATATCAGATGTTACGGATTTACAGCAAATACTTGACAGCAAATTGTCGAGCGTTTATCACTTTGTTGGTTCGTTAACTAATGATGTTGCAACAGCAGCAAACACAACACCTGTAACATTAACAGATTTAGTCTTCGATTACGATGCTGATTCCACATACTTAATAAAAGCAATAGGTCGAGTAAAGCCAACGGCTGCAACTACTGGATGCGGATTCCAATTTGACGTTAGCACCGCTGTGACACGTATTGATGTTTCATTTTATCATCAATTAGCAAACACGGGAACATTGTCGGGTGGTCATTCTATAGCGGATAACGCATCGGTTGGTGTTTCATCGGGTATGCCTGCAACATCAACCTATCCTGTGATCTTAGATGGCACGATAAGAACTAATGCGGACGCAGGGACAGCGCAATTAATGTTCCGATCAGAAACAACAGCCGTGACAACGTGCATGGCAGGTTTTACCTTAATCGTAGAAAAAATAGCATAACATGGCATCAAGAGAAGAAGTAATTAAACTAACCATAGAATCGGCAGAGGCTGCGAAATCTGTAAAAGAGGTACGCGATTCATTAAAGGCTATCCGTAACCAAATGTTGGGCGTTGCGGAGGACAGTCAGGAGTTCCATCAGTTAGCGGCTGCGGCAGCGGAGTTAAAAGATCGCGTTCAGGATGCTAACGAAGCTATGGCAGCAATGCACCCTGATGGGTTTCAGGCTGTAGTAGGATTTGCTCAAAAAGCAGCGGGAGCGGTTGCAGGGTTACAAGGTGCTATGGCTTTGTTCGGTGGCGAATCGGAAGAAGTGCAACAAACGATTATGAAGCTACAAGCAGCAATGGCTTTGACGCAAGGTTTGGAGTCTTTGAAAGACATGAGCAAAGCGTGGAGAGCGTTAAATGCGGTTATTGCTTCTAATCCTGTTATTGCTGTGACGGTTGCGGTTGTTGCGTTAGGTACTGCGATTAAGGAGGTGGTAAATTACTTTAATCCACTAAATACGGAGGCGCGTCGATTGCAAAAGGTCAGCGAACAAACGACAAAGCAAGTCGAGTTACGTGCGTCATATTTGGACAATGAAATAAAGTTAGCACAAGCGCGTGGTGATTCAGAGCAAAGCATTTATGAGAAACAAAAACTACAAGTTGCGGAAAAAGTCAAAGGCGCAAAGGCAGCATTGGCAGCAGCGGAAGCAACGTTAAAGCAACAGGAAGCGGAGAAAGGATTATTGGATTACATTGGCGAGGCTTACATTATGATGCTCAAAGTAACTGGGCAATCAGAGATGGCAGCCATTCAAGAGAAGGCACAGGCAGCACGTAGGCAACAAAATTTGCAGGAGTATGTCGATGCGGTAGATCAGGCGCGTTTGCAGTTGGATAACTTGATAACAGAACAAGAGATTATTGAAGTTAACCATACCAACTTTCTTAAAGAGCAATACAAAGAACGAGCAGTTGCGCAACAGGAGCAAATACAAAAGACACACGAAGTATTCCAACCTATTATTGCAACGCAAGTCAAAGCAACGCAAGACGGTGTCGCAGCTATTAAGCAGGGAACGCTTGACCTTAGCGATTACATAGCGGAGCAACAAAAGACGTTGGTCGATAAGATGCAGTATTTGCAGGATGGATTTGTTATCAGAACTCAAAACCTAAATAAGAAATTTAACGATTCAACGCAAACAGCAACGTCACAACTATTTGGAGCATTAGCGGACGCATCAAAGAAAAACGCAAAGGCACAAAAGGCATTTAGTATTGCACAGGCTGTAATTAACACATATCAGTCAGCGACAAAGGCATTAGCGACATTACCTGCACCTGCTTCATATATTGCAGCGGCAGCGTCATTAGTTGCAGGTTTCGCACAGGTTCGTAACATTATGCAGACAAACGTTGACAGTCCATCTGCAAGTGGCGGTGGCGGTGGCATGGGTGGCGGTATGGGATTAGCACAGATCAACGATCAACCAAACATCAACAGCGCGGCACAACCGTCCACGCTATTAGATCAGCAAGGCAACGTGATCAATCAACAAAACAACCAACCAACGGCATACGTGGCGGTTACGGAGATCAACGAGGTAAACAATAACGTGCAAGTAGTCGAGAACCTTGCACGATTCTAAACGAACAACACATTTGTAATTTTATCAACATGGCGAAGAAAAAGAAAAAGCTCCCTATCTACGAAATGACAGTTGACATGAACGACAATACTGGCGTGTCAATGAATGCGTTAGTGGATGCACCTGCGGTAGAGGTTGACTTTGTAGTATTTGACGAAGCGAAGCCGATGTACTTTGTTAACGACAAAGAATGGATCGTTACAGGCGTTGCAATGAGAGCGGACTTTCCAATTTACCGCAATGACAGCAAAGGCGAATATTTTGTTAAGGTTTCAAAAGAGACCATTAAAACCATCGTTAAAAAGTGGGCAAAGCAGCAACGATTTAACGCGGTTAACAAGATGCATGACGCGGAAGATATTGCCAACGGTGTGTACATGGTGGAATCTATGATCGTTGATAAAGAGCGCGGTGTTAACGCACCACAGGCATTCAAAGATGTCGAGGACGGTAGTTGGATTTTATCTTACTACGTGGAATCACCTGAAATACGCGACAAGATAACCAATGGTGAGTACAAAGGATTTAGCGTTGAGGGATTATTCGGATTTGATTTTATGGCAGACGAACCTAACCCACACGACGAACTTGTAGCGTCAATGGACACGATTATAGACAACTTTCTAAACGAATTTACTAAACCGTAATTTTAATAACATGGCAATCAATCAAGATACTATCAAAAAGTTCGCGGAACAAATGAAGTCTGCATTTGCAGTGTTCAAAGACGAACAAGTAAACACCAACGAACAAGCATTTGGTAAGGCTGTATTGCCTGACGGTTCTGTTTTGGTTTGGGAAGGTGAACCAATGATCGGAACACCTGTAAACGTAGAAACTCCCGAAGGATTAGTACCTGCAGCATCAGGTGAGTACACTTTGGAGGACGGAACTGTTATCACAATCGTTGATGGTTTTATCACAGAGATTGAAGCACCTGAAATGCAAGAGCCAAACAACGAAGAAGTTGTTGCGCCAGTCGCACCAGAAGGAATGAGCGAAGAAACTTCACAAACAACACCGAAAGAGGTTATCGAACGAGTGGAGAAAGTTCAACGTTTCACCGAAGACGAGGTAAAGGCGTTAAAAGATAATATCACAGCATTAAGCGAAGTGGTAGCTAACTTGACCAAGCAGAACGATGAGTTGTCTAAGTTCCGCACACAGATGTTAGCGTTCAACGAATCAGTTGCTAAGGCTATTGAGGATTTGGGCGACGCACCACAAGTAGAAACTAAAAAAGAGCAAAATTTCCGCGTTGAAGAGAAGGCAAAGCCGTCAATCGAGGAAATCCGCGCACGAATTTTTAAGCGTTAATATTCACTAATAAAAACATAAAAAAATGGCATTTGATTTAACAGGGATGACGAACCACGTCACCGACGAAGCAGCCGACTTACGTTCGATTGCGATTTATTCACCTGTGACTGTACCATTGGTAACAGTTGTAGAAGGCATCAAGTATTCAGAGCGTCTGACTTATTTTGATGTTGATCCTTATTTTCAAGCAGACAGCTCATGCGCTACTGTAAACCCATCTGGTGACTCTGGAAACTTCGATCAGATCACTTTGACAGTTGATTCAATGAAAGTTGAATTAGATTGGTGTTTCAAAGATTTGGACGCGAAGTCACTTCGTCGTTACTTACGCGCAGGTGCTAAATTGGACGAGAACTCTGCACCTGAATTAGTATCTACTATCATGGCACGTACAGCGGAGCAAATCGCGAAAGATTTGGAATCTGCTTACTGGCAGTCATCCAAGACACAGGGTGCAGGTACTCGTAACTTAAAGCACTTCAACGGTTTCATTCAGACTATCGAAACTCTTGGTGGTTACGTTAACTCTAACACTACAAGCGAAACTTCAATCACAGTTTCTAACGTAGTTACCATTTTCGACAACCACTGGTTAGCTGTTCCTGCTGCTATGAAGCGTAAGGAAGATTTGATCACAGTATGCGGTGACGATACTTTCGACAAATTGATCATCAAGATCAAGAACGAAAACTATTTCCACTACTCTGCATCAACTGCTGACATCGCTGCACGTCGTGTAACATTGCCAGGTACTAACATGGTTATCCAAGCGGTACCAGGATTGAACTCTGACAACGACGAGTTGAGCGGAATGCCTGCATTGTTCAAAAACCGTATTTTCACTTTCTACAAGTCTAACCTTATCATCGCAACTGACCAAATTACAGATGCTAACGATTGGATGGCTTGGTATGAGAAGAAGGACGATAAGTTGTACGCACGTGTTCGCATGAAGTTTACAACTGGCGTGTTCTTCCCTCAGCACGTAGTATCTTTCAAGACAGCATAATAATTAATCAAAGTGTGGCAGCCCCGTAAGGTTGCCACGCTTTATAAAACATTAGACGATGAGTTGTTCAATCAATCAATCTTTTGTTATCGACTGTCGTGACAACGTAGGCGGTATCAAAGAGATTAAGGTAAAAACCTTTAATTCTAACTTGACAGGCTTTGCGTTGACATCAGGTCAAGCAACTTTGTCGGGCAATGGATTGACAGGGTGGTTCACTTTGCAGTGCGAAGAGGCTACCGCAACCGCTACAGACAGCGGCACAACTTCACGCGAGAATGGCACAACAATGTACGCTCCAACAGTTAACTGGGTATGGAACGAAAAGAATGCTGCTATCTTAAATGAGGTTGAGAAATATCACGGTGGTACATTCCATGTTGCCGTGAAGTACAATAACGGTGAGGTTCGTGTGTTTGGTTACGAAAACGGCTTGTTCTGTTCATCATCTGTTGATGAATCAGGTACTGCATACGGTGATCGTAACGGTTACACTCTTACCTTTACTGGTATGGAAAAGATCAAAGCACCACACGTCACTAACTTGTGGACTGCTTTAGGAGTATAGTTTGTTTCTGTTCATAGTTTGGTTTGGCGCGTCTATCTTACGGTAGGCGCGTTTTTTATTACACAAAATTTCGTTTTGTAATTTTATTATTATGTTGCAAGTTACAAAAGGAGCATCCAACACGTTGGTGTTAACGTTGACAGAGAAAACAACGCTAACAAATCCATATTATTTGTTTTATCTATTAGGTGGTGATCAGACGGTGGTAACGTGGATAGCACAGCCATCAGCGAGTGATAGCCGTAAGGATACGTTTGTATTTATTGAAGGAACAACGGCAACGCTAACGGAACAGATATATCAGTATTACGTATACGAGCAAACGAGCAGCAACAACATTAACCCGTCATTAGCTACGTCACTTGTCGAGAAAGGGCAGTTGAAAGTTAACGATGTAAATGAACAGGCGTACCAAATGCCTACTAACACAACGCAATATCATTACTAATGAGTGAGCAAAATAAACCACAAATTCACTGGCTGCAACTGAACAACAGAAAGCGTCCGGAATTTGTTGAGATCAAAGATTCGGAGTTCATTAAGTCAGGAGAAAAGAACGATTTTCCCTACTACTTAATTGATTTATACCGCCGTTGTTCGTTTCATTCTGCAATCATCAACGCAAAGGTTAATTACATCGCAGGTGCAGGATGGGACTATGCTAAGGGCGCGTATATGACCGTCGCGCAAAAGTCATTGGCAGATAAGTTAATCAGACAGCCATTTGCGGACACGGATTTGAACGAGTCAACATTGCGCTGGGCTTTAGACTTCGAGGTGCATAATATGTTTGCGATCCTTGTGAAATGGTCTAAGAATAAGCGCACAGCGACATTGGAACACATCGACGTTGCTAACCTGCGTACCAATGCGGACATGAGCAAATTTGCCTACACACGCAAATGGTACATCATCAAACAAGGTAAACGCATCGAGAATAAAAACTTTGAAAAAGAGCCTGATTATAAAGTTTATGACGGGTACGATCCAAATGAGCGCGAAGGTGAACAGATTTACTTTTATGCTGCATACCATCCTGACCAATACGTGTACGCATTACCGCAATATCGTGGAGCGTTGACATGGATCGAAAATCACATTGCGTATTCTGATTTTCAGTACACAAACATCACCGCGTCATTTGCGCCAATGATTAACGCTAAGTTCTTTGGCAATATTCCTGATGACGAGAAGCAGCAAGAAATTACCGAGTCGTTTACTAAGAACTTTACAAGTCCAGAAGGTAAGCGATTGATGGTAGGCTTTTATCAGTCTATCGAACAGGCTGCTGCAATTGATCCTATTAATGTTCCTGACCAATCTACGCTGTACAAAGAAATTGCGGACCAATCGGAGTACAATATCTTAGCGTCACACGAGTTCCCGAAATTACTATTGGGAATATCTACGGAGGGCGCGTTAGGTCAGCGTAACGAGTTGGCGACAATGGAGGAAAGTTACTACAACCGCTACGTGATAAGCCGTCAGCGTTGTTTGGAGTATGCTATTAATGAGATTGTGGATGACATTGGGCTGCCTATCACGTTAAAATTAAAGCGCGTTAAATCAGTTGACTGGATGCCGAGTGACGCGACTATTGAGCGCATCTTGGGTGATGAGCGATTGACAGAATATGTGATTGATCGTTTGGGCGTAAAGAATAAACAGTCGTATGCGTTTAATAAAGCAACAATCGACGCAAATATTGCGGTGTTTATGAAGTACGGTGTTGATGCTAATCAATACGAGGTGTTGAATGAGCGCGACGTGTTGAGTTTTGATGCGGACGAAATAGCAACAAGTGAGCAGGAATTTATGACGTTTGCAAAGGCAGAAATAAAGTCATTAGATCGTGTTGTGTTGGACTTGCTTAGTAAAGATCCGTTTATTCCTGCCGAAAACATCGCTAAGGTGGCTAAGGTTTCTATCGGTGATGTAAAAGATACGATTGATCGTTTGCGTGAAAATAAGAGCATTAAATGGTCACCAGAGAAGATTGCAGGTGATAAGGTCGGAGCGTATGAGTTGACCGACAAAGGTCAAGAGTTGATTAAGGAGCAACCTGCTAAGACCGAGAATCTGAAAGTGATGTATCGCTATGATTTATCCGCTAACGCACCGAAGTTAGTTGCAGGTGGTAAGTCAAGACCATTTTGTGTGGAGCTAATGCGATTAAACAAACTTTATTCTCGTGAGGATATTAACCAAATGAGTATTGAAGAAGATCGTAATGTGTGGAGTTTACGCGGAGGTTGGTACACAAACCCGAATACAGGCGTAGCACAACCACAATGCCGTCACACGTTTAGACAAGTAATCGTTAGAGAAAGAAATTAATTATGAGTACGATAAATAAGCCTTTATTATTTAAGCCTAACGACGAAGGGCTTTTGGCATACGTTGAAAGCACATACGATCAACAGCAACTTTGCGAGGTGATATGGGACACACAGCGTCACTACATACGTCCGATATTGGGTAGCGCGTTGTACGATCAGTTGTTAACGCAGGTGCAGAATAACACGTTGACACAATTAAACACAACGCTATTAAACACGTACATTAACCCTGTAATGAAGTTTTACGTGTTGGGAAATGGTTTATACGTGTTCAACTACAAGATGCGTCAGAAGGGCGTTATGACCATGAACAGCGATAACGCTAATCCTGCGAGTATTTCGGAATTGGATCGTTTGTATAAATACTTCATGGATAAAGGTCAAACGGATGCAGATATGTTGATGCGTTACCTTATCGAATACGAAGATCAATATCCTTTATACGGCGATCCTGGCGATGGAGTTGACACAGTATTACCAAAGCACAAACAGTATAACGTTGGTATTTATATGGGTAAATATCGATCAGGCTATAACCCATGCGGAACAGGTGATGAAAACACAATCGATTTCTAAAAAGACAAAGAACGCTAAAAAGTTTATCGAATACTTAGCGAAGAAGCACGATGACAAGCTACAGCAACATAACGACGTTAAATCAACTGATCGCAAACATTCAGGAGATAGCGACGCAGCACCGACAAATAAATGATTTTAAGTACGGCAATACTTGGGAGCATTACGCGTCGGGTACTACGAACACTCCTGAATTGTGGTGCAATGTAGAAAGCGCACAGCGTGGAATTAGCAGCACTACATTTGATGTTCGTTTCTGGTTAGTTGATTCCGTTATACGCGGTGAAATTGACGAGTTGGAACGCCATTCTGATTTGGTGCAAATAGCGGAAGATATAATCGCACAACTTCGTCATCCTGCGTACAAGTGGCGCATTAACCGCGACACGTTATTTAACTTGGATTTGTTGGTAGAATATTCGCCAAAGAATTTAGCAGGTGTTACGTTTACGGTTGCGGTTGAGGTTGCGAAAGGCGATGACAGATGCAACATTCCATTTGTTACACCGCCTTATCCGAATGAGGGTGGAGGCACTACAACTTGCGCATCTGCAACGGTAAAGAATAGCAATAACACTTATACGGTAACGGTTGCAAGTGGTGGAACGTTAACACTTCCCGATACAACTTACAATGTGTACGTGGATAACGTGTTACAGAACACGGTGACGGTAGCAACATTAGATAATGAAACAATCAACATAGTATGGCAGTAACAGTCAACATAGATAGTCAGATAGTCGTTAAGACCGCAGCGCAATGGGCAGCGGATTCGACGGTCTATTCTGCAAAGCGAATACTGGTAACATCCGATCAGTATTACGGTGCTACAGATCAGCGTAAGTTCAAAATAGCTAACGGCACGGACACATGGTCTAATTTGGACTATATGCCTATCGGCACGGGTGGTGCAAGTGGTTTGTTGCATGGAACAGCTACGCAGGTTTCCGCAGGTGTTTATACGACAACCATTTCAGGCGTTTCAGCCTATACAACTGGCGATGTTTACGCGATTAAATTTACCAGTGTCAACGATAACGGATCAACTATCAATATTAACTCACTCGGTGCGGTTAATATTTACAAGAATAGCATCGTTCCACTTGAATCAGGTGACATCAAAGCGAATCAGGAAATTATAATCGTTTATGACGGTACTAATTTCCAAGCGATAGGATTGACAAGTGCGCATCTGTTAGCATACGTTCACAATGCGGAAGGTTCTGTAATTACCAAAGGGCAGGTAGTGTACGCTTTTGGATCAAGTGGCAACAAGATGTCCGTTAAATTAGCACGGGCAGACGCGGACGCCACATCATCCAAAACAATCGGGATAGTTTACGATTCTACGATTGGAATAGGTGCGGAAGGGTATATTATTATTCAGGGTGCAATAGTGGGCGTTAACACGGCTGCATACTCGGCAGGTGACACGCTTTATCTTAGTGCATCGACATTTGGAGGTTTGACAAACGTCAAGCCTTACGCTCCTGATCATTTGGTGTATGTTGGAATAGTTGAAAGGGCAAATGCGGGTAACGGGCAGATTTATGTCCGTTGTCAAAACGGTTACGAACTTGATGAAATTCACAATGTGGATTTGATTACAGTTCCACCTGTGAATAATGATCTTTTGGCTTACAATTCATCGTCACAGTTGTGGTCGGCTAAAAGCATTAACACAATTCTACCAAATGCAGTAACAGGTACGGGAACGGCTAATCAGATAACGTACTGGGCAACATCTGGAACGGTTGGATCGTTGAATACTACGACATATCCAAGTTTGACAGAATTGTCTTACGTTAAGGGTACGACATCAGCTATACAAACACAGCTAAACGGTAAACAGGCAACGCTTACAAATCCCGTAACAGGTACGGGAACAAATAACGAGATAGCTGCATTTAACTCGACTGGTAGCACGATCACAAGTTTGACAACTGCGACTTATCCAAGCCTTACAGAGTTGTCATATGTGAAAGGCGTTACATCAGCTATTCAGACGCAGCTAAATAGTAAGATAACATTAGACGATGCATATTTTACATTCCTTTGTTTACATGGTGGTGCAGCACCTGCAGCGGATAGTTCAGTTTGGCATTTCTTAAATTCTGGTATATCACCAACAGCGGGAAATACTGACACGAATAATGATTTTAATTTTGGCTATGCAGTTACTATTGTAGCAGCCACAATTATGACTTATGGTAACACAACAGCGGGAACTGGTGAGCTTGTTACATTTGAATTGCGCAACACCACTCAAAACACAACAACTTCAATAGGCACAACCGCTGCAAATGGAGGAAGCGCAACAGTTACTACCAATACAACAATAACGGGACTGAACATTGCAATAGGTGCTTCTGACTTTTTTACTTTAAGGGTAACAAATCCAGTTTGGGCAACGAATCCAGTTGGTGTAATTTATCGCGCTGTATTAACCTTCAAACGATCTTAATTATGAAAACATACAAATACAAATTACAAGGCGACGGACGAGATTCTTGGATATGCACCGAAACAGATGATTTGGGTAATCTTGTAGATGAATACATGGTTTATGATGATCCATACTCGACAGTACAAAATACAAATCGTGTCGTTGACTTCTTTGCTAATTGTACACCGCAAGAAATCGAACAGATAAAACAAATACTTGGAATTAACAATTAACACATAAACTTATTTATCATGAACAACTTTAGAAGCCTATCATTAACAGAAGAATTGTTGAGCGTTGCAGAGTGCGGAGTGGCTGGATTAACCGTTCGCGGATTAAACATCATCAATCCAAATCAGAATACTATTTACGTTAAGTTCTTTGACAATTTTGATGCGGATATTACACTTGGCACAACTAAGCCAGTTTTGACGATTGCCGTTCCGTCATCGGGAAATGTTTATCAACCTTTTGAGTCAGGTAAAACAATTCAGTTTTTCAGCACCGCAATCGTAATCGCAGCTACAACAGGTGTAGCGGATAGTGACACTAACGCACCACAGTCAGCACTTTACGTTCAGTTACAATACAACTAATGGTACGCGTGTGGTTAATGAAGTTAGGTGAGAAGTTAATTCACCTACCTGAATTGCTAATCATTTATTTTGCTCCTGCAAGTGGTCAGTTGTTCGTAGTTGCAATGGCTGTGCTATGCGACACGGCAACGGGGGTATGGGCAGCGCGTAAAGTAGGCGAGAAGATAAGCAGCCGTAGGTTAGCGGACGTATTCCCAAAACTGTTGGTGTACTTTCTTTTGATTCTGTTAGCGCATACGATTGAGAACGTATTTAAGATCGATTTTGGATTCAGCGTTCGCAGCATTGTGTCATTGGCTATACTCGGCAACGAGTTAATGAGCATCGACGAGAACCTAAAGAAAGCAACTGGTAAGGGTGTATTCCAAAAAGTAATTGAAGCAATTAAACGTAAATGAAAGAGTTAGAACTACTAATCATCCATTGCACATCAACACCTGAAGGCAGATCGCACACAGGCGCAGATATTCGCGCATGGCATACGTCCGCACCGCCAAAGGGCAGAGGTTGGAAGCAGGTCGGGTATAGCGATTTGATTCAAATGCGTGGCACGGTTGAGAATTTAGTGCCGTATGATGGTGATAACATTGTTCAACCGCGTGAGGTTACAAATGGTGCGGTAGGTACTAATCAGAAAGCGCGTCACGTGTGTTACGTTGGTGGCATGAGCAAGGATATGAAGAAAGCAAAGGACACGCGAACGCCAGAACAACTTGAAGCGATGAAAGCGTATGTATTAAACACTATTGCAAAGCATCCACAGATAAAGGTGGCAGGTCACAACCAATTTGCGGTAAAGGCTTGTCCCTCTTTCGATGTGCGATCATGGGCGCGAAGCATTGGCGTGAAAGATGAAAATATCTATCTTAACGACCTGATGTACAAGTTATAAACCAAAACCAAACCAATGGCAGGAAAAACTAAAATTCAGGGTAAGGTAGTAATTAATTACCTTGAGAAGTTTCCAACGGTAGCGACACGAGCGATAGCGCGTAAAATTTACAATGAGAACATCGAATTGTTTACATCCTATGACGCAGTACGTAACGCCGTAAAATACTATCGTGGTGCGTTAGGCGATAAGAAAAGAGAACAAGTACAACGCAAAGGATTTCAATTCCAAACACCTCAACCGCCAGTATCATACGCAGAGAAGCGCGAAGATTTTATAATGCCTAAAGGTGTCACGCGGTTAGGTATTTTATCGGATATTCATTTACCTTACCACGATGAAGCAGCGTTGATCGCAGCCGTTAATCACTTGAAAGATCAAAAGGTTAACGGTTTATTGCTTAACGGTGATACGTTGGACTTTCACGGTGTATCATTTCACGAGAAAGATCCAAGAGCGCGGAGAATTAGCGAGGAAATTGAAACATGGAAGCAGTTTATCGCATGGGTGAAACATGAGTTAAGTTGCCCGATTTACTTCAAGATCGGCAACCACGAACAGCGTTTGGTGCGTTATATGCAAGTGAAAGCACCTGAATTACTCGATTTGCCGAACTTTAACCTGTCAGAGATACTTGAGTTCGGTAAGCATGGAATTATCGAAATAGGATCGTTACAACGCATCAAAGCAGGTAAGTTTACAATTTATCACGGGCATGAGTTCAAAGGTAGCGGAGGCGTATATCCTGCACGTTGGTTAGCCTTAAAATCGCGCATTAGTTCAGCCGTTGGTCATTTTCATAAGGAGTCACAATTTACATGGAAGAACAGCGATGGCACGGATTACGTTTGTTATTCATTCGGCTGTTTGTGCGACCTTTCGCCTGACTACTTGCCTGAGAACGACTGGACGCAAGGTTGCGCGGTGTTGCACATAGACGCTAAGACAGGCGAATACGTGATGAAACAGGCGCGAATAGTTAACGGTAAAGTTTACGCGTGATGGAAGCACCGAACGGATTCCCTTATTTTGAGTTTGACATGCTTGAATACGATGAGGGCAAGGAGTTGTATTTTAAGCGTAAAGCTACACTATGCTACGTTGCTGAATGGATCGTGTTCTGGCGATCAACGGAGGTAAGCGGTGAGAAAGTTGTTTACATGAGAACGTCGGACGGGTGGGAATATATCGCTGTGGATTCATACAAGAAAATAACTGAACGTATAAAACAATGGAACGACTATTTGGAATTGGTTTATCAATCGCGTTCGGCATCGGAATAGGCTGGTACTTATTTAGCGGTAAAGTTGAAACCGTTGTAGAGCGTGAGGTTATTGTTAAGTACGACACGTTAATCTTGCATCGTGATACCGTAATTGAACACGTCGAGCGATTGCAGTCGATGATCGTTAAATATCAGACCATTACAGACACGGTCACAAAGCTACAAATGTGCGATACAATCGTGGTTAAATGCGATAGTTTAGCCGAGCAATACAGGCAGCAGGATAGCCTTCACCGCGAGTATGTCACGGAATTAGGGTTAATTAATGCCCAAAATGTTGCAGAGTTAGGGCAAGTCCAAAAGAAAAACCGTCGAAAAAACGCGGTAATTGCAGCCCTAAGTGGAATAATAGCAGGATTTACATTAAATTTATTGCGTTGATTATCAATTAGTTACGGATTAGTTGCAAAAATCGCAACTTTATTTTACCGTTTACACTTGTGTAATCAAAATGTCGCTGTATATTTGTCCTATCAAATTAAAACAAACAACTAAAACCAAAAACTATGAAAATCCAAATCACCATCAGCCACAACGAAGTAACAGAAAATTATTCTGTAATGTCTATTCCTTCAACATTAGTAGTTGAACTTAACAGTAATAAAGCTCAACAGGCGCGTGAATATCCGTACCTTCTTAAGACATGGGCTCAACAGATCTGGAATATGAAGTACCCAAATACATTTGGAAAAGTAATAGACGTACAAGTAATTAACTAACACCAAACGGGGAGCAGCATCCGACCAACTGCATAACCTTAAAAACCAAAACAACATGAGAACATTTAAAAAGTACAAACAGAATCTATGTATTGTAACAACAAGCGAAGGCGATTTTATTCGCTCTTATTCAACCAATGTAGCTAAAATTGACTACGAAATCAAGACCGCTAAAGTATTGGGATATTGGAGCGTAACGACATCAAAACACATTAACTATGCCTGTTCAGAATTAGGACTAACTAAAACAACCAACTAAAACCAAAACATCATGAACTGGAAACAATTTATAGCCGTGCCGATCTTCCTGCTAATTATAGCAATAATGTTCGCGAAAGCGTGTAACCAATATGACGAGCGTCATCCACGCGATATGCACGCTCCAACCATCTTTGTCAACGATAGCACGGAGGCGATTAAGAACTGCGACGAGTGCATCAAACGCAACGTTAAAAAGCGTGTCAGCTACGAAGCAGCGGTAAAATTATGC